TCTTGAACCTTGATATAAAAGTCAGGAAAGTATCTATGAACTCGATTATCAACAGGAGAACGATAGGGTAGTGCAATCTCTTCACTTCCCCATTCAAGTATTTTATCATTCTTGTCACAATAAACCATGAATTTTCTTTCCCAAAGTGATCTGTAAATGATATTTGTAGGATCACCTTTATACTTTCTGGGGTAAGAAGGATAATATTTTCCTTTATATGACATAAATAGAAATAACAATCATACTTATTTAGAGTGGCAGAGACAACAATACAACCATATAACCTCTCAATTGCGAAAAGTATAATAGGTCCGTTAGCACAAACTAATCATTTTCTTGTAAGTTTTTCCTCCCTAACTCCATCTGTTGAATCATATTTAAGATCTTATACTAGAATATCAGGTTTAAAAGATTTTCTATCAAGAAGGATGGGTATTCTTTGTAGTGATGCATCATTACCAACATCAACATTGGCAACCGCAGAGGTAAAGGATAACTTTATGGGTGTTCCTCAACAGTTTGCACACACTAGGTTTTATACTGATATTTCCTATTCATTTTATGTTGATGAGGATTACACTTTACTTAAAGTCTTTGAAGGATGGATGGAATATATAACAAGTGGTGCAAATAATAGAGTAGAGCAAGATCACAAAGCATATTATAGAAGGATGAGATATCCTGACTCATATAAGTGCAATACAATGTATGTGAGTAAATTTGAAAAAAATTATCTAAACACTATTCGTTATAGATTTGTAAATGTTTTTCCAAAGAGTATTGATGCAGTTCCTGTATCTTACGGTCCTGCTGATGTTTTAAAAGTTACGGTTAATTTCAATTATGACCGCTATATAGTTAATAGTATATCTAAAAAAACCCCCTAAATAATTTTACTGAATTGAATATTCATTATGCCTTTACCAAAAGTTAGTACTCCAACCTATGAGTTGGCATTACCCTCATCAGGGAAAAAAATAAAATATAGACCTTTTCTTGTAAGAGAAGAAAAAATTCTCATTATGGCATTAGAGTCTGAGGATTCTAAACAAATCACAAATTCTGTTATTGATATACTCAATGCTTGTATTTTAACAAAAGGAATTGATATCACTAAACTTGCTACATTTGATATAGAATATCTATTTTTGAATGTTAGATCCAAATCGGTAGGAGAAACAATTGATGTCTTAATAACATGTCCTGATGATAATACTACAAAGGTTGAGACTAAAATTGATATTGATACGATCAAAATTAAAAAAGATCGGAAGCATAAGGATATTATTAAGATAGACGATAACATTTCAATTAAATTTAAGTATCCATCTATGGATTCGTTTATTGAAAATAATTTTGAATCTAATGAAAAAAGTGAAGTGAGAAACACACTTGATATGATCACATCTTGTATGGATGTTATTTTTAATGAAGAGGAAAGTTGGAATGCATCTGAATCTACTAAAAAAGAACTAGAAGATTTTATAGATCAATTAAATACAAAACAGTTTAAACAAATTGAAGATTTCTTTTCAACTATGCCTAAGTTAACTCACAGTATTAAAGTTAAGAATCCAAATACAGGAGTGGAATCGAGTGTTATATTGGAGGGATTAGCTGCTTTTTTCAACTAGGTATGTCTCATGTGAATCTTGAGGCATACTATAAATTAAACTTTGCACTGATTCAGCACCATAAATACTCATTAACTGAGATCGAAAACATGATTCCTTGGGAAAAGGAAATTTATGTTTCATTACTTCAACAATACGTTGAGGAGGAAAATCTTAAAGTAGAACAAAGAAAACATCAGAATGGATAAATCATCCCCAGTCTACGAAAATTTTGCAAAGAAGATGGATGCCATGAGTGGTAAGCCTAAGATTAATAGGCAGACCATCAAATTTGGTTCTGGAATGGGTTTGGAGCAGAGAGTTGGTAATAACGAGAAAAAAATAACACTACTTAAAAATATATTCAAGGCACAAAAGCAAGAAATAGGGGAGAAGATTACACCAAAGGTTTCTAACTTAGAAGTATCATTAAATGAAACAACTCAAATATTAGGTTTGATTACAGAAAAATTGTCTATTGATATGTCTCAGAGACTGGCAGATCAAAAGGCATTGTTTGATGCACAAAGAAAACAAAACTTAGATGAAAAGAAAGGTGATAAAGAAAGCAAATTAGAAGAAAAAAAGAAAACTCAAAAATTAGGAAGTAGTTTAGCAAAGAAAGTAGTTCAACCATTCACAGATATTTTTGATAAGTTATTGAACCTAGCTGCTATTCTAGGAACTGGGATTCTTGGTACAAATTTATTAGCTAATTTAGAAAATAAGGATTTTGTTCAGAAAATAAAAGGAATATATGAGTGGACTGAGAAAAATTGGAAAGCTCTTGCGATTGGAGCGGGAGTTCTTGGTGGTATCTTGGCAATCGGTGCAATAACATCTCTTGTATCAAGTGTGGGTTTAGTTTTTGGTGTGCTTACTAATCCTGTTGTTCTAATTGCTCTTGGTGTTTTAGGACTTTTTGCGATAGGAAATGCAATTAATCAGAGATTGGATCAAGCAGCTCTTAAAGATAAACTTTATGGTGATAATACATTTACTTACTTAGGTAGTCCAATACCAGGTGCTCCGATTAACGCACAACCAGGTGATTTCTTTACAGATCGAAACGGGAATGTTTGGCAAAAATTATCAGTAGAGACCTCAAATGGTGGTTGGAAAAAGGTAATGATTGCACCCGAAACTTTAACAAATAAACAATTAACTGCAAGAACAGATGGATCAGAAACTCCCATAGACTTGACAAATCTATATAATCAAAATTTAACAGATGATGCAACTGGTCAGTCACTTTTAGATTTTGTTGATAAGGATTTCAGTATGAAAACGTTAGTAAGAGAGAGAGGTTTACCAGTAACCATATTCCAAGAATTACCTGACATTGATTTAAGAACAGAGAAAACTAATATGATTGGTGAATTATCAGATGATACAGCCACAGGATTCCCCGAAATATCATCAATAAATATTAGTAATCCATACATGGAACAAACTCCTACAAAATTTGGATTTGCGGATATAATTTATAGTTAAATGGAAGCAGCAGAGAGACTTAAAATATCGGCAGAGAATCTGAATAGTATGTTGACAACATCCTTACAGAAAATTTCTGATACAAGAAAAAGAACAAGGAAATTAAAAGCAGTTTCTATTTTAAGAAAAAGAAAGAAGAAACAGGAGACTAAACTAGAAGTCCCATCCGTCTTTAAAAAATCTGTAAGAAAAATACAAACAAAGGTAAGTAATGTTGGTGGTGACTTATTTGGTAATATACTAGGTTTTGTATCACTCCTTGTATTAGGAACAGTTATTACTAATATTGATAAGATTCAAGAAGGAATACAAGAAGCAAAGAAAAAATTAAAAAAACAACTTGAACCCGTTGTTGAAAATGTTAAAGCTATTTTTGAAGGCATACAAAATTTTATTGGTGTTTTTGAGGGTGAAGATAGAGAAAAAGAATATTCTGACTTGTTAAAAACAACAGAAGATCTAAGAAAAGTAGAAGAAAAATTTTTAGGTATTAAAAAACAATCTGAAGATTTGGAAAAAATATACACTGATGTAAAAGATGGAAAGTACGCTACTCAAAGAGGTTTTTCATTAGTGCAAAGTGGTGAGTTGTCAACGGGGGAAAAATTTTCTTATGATGATAGAGAAAAAGAATATGAGGTGGTTGGTGCCAATGGGGAAGCAACTACATACAGTTTTGAAGAGTTTTTTAATAAATATCGTGAGACTGATATTAATGCCATAGTTACGAAGGATGAAAATTTTACTCCTACAATAGGATTAGATTATTCATTTACAAGTGTATTAAATGAAGTTGGAATGGAGGAACAACTAACAGGTGGTTCTTACAGTAATCAAACTTATAAAAGAGCCTTAGCTGAGAAATTCTTTCTCAATAATAGTGATATTGAGGAAATTGAAAATCAAGTAATTATCTATCAACCACAAAGAATTATAGTAGATCAGGAGTAGTAATGGGATCAGCAGCAGGACAAGCAATTTATAGTCAATTCAGTGTCTTTAAGAAAGATCGGGATTACTCAATTTTAACAGGTCTTCCAGCGAGAGAAATTGATCTTAAAGGAAAAGTTGTAGGATTTAATTATTATGAGAGTTTGTACTCTCCAATGGTAACTGCAAGTTTTGTTGAGTTAGACACTGGTGGAACTGTTGGTGATATTGAGGATGATTTTGCTGGCACTTTTAAAGATGGATTAAAGGTAGAGGGATTTGAAAGAGTTAAAGTGCAGGTAAGAACCTCATACAGTTCAGTAGAATGGGATTTGGATGATAGGCAATTTGTTATTACTGGAAGTCCTTATAATGTAGATACGAGTACAAAACAATCTGCTTATTTTCCTATGGTTTCTGTTAATGCCATAACAGCTGCTAGTAAACCAATTCCAAAAGCAAATCATAAGGGTAAAATTAGTGATATCGTTGGAAGAATATTAAGAAGAGCTGGTTTACCTCATTTGAAAAAAAATATTGAAGAGACTGAAAACACAATAAAAATTGATTGTAAAAATGAAAATCCAATAGATACAATTCTTCAACTATGTCCAAAAGCAAAACCAGTTGGTGGAGATCCTGGTTATTTTTTCTTTGAAAATCATGAAGGTTTTAATTTTAAATCAATTCATGGTATGATAAGAGATGGAGTTGCTAGATTTCAAGATGCAGGTTCAGAAAGTCGTTTCGGTGGTGAAGGATATAAGTTGGAGGATAATTTTCGTCTAGTTGAATTGAAAGAACAGGGATATTATCAGGGATTAAGACATACTTATGTTTATAAAACAGGATTGAAGGCAAATTTAGATAATTCAATGAATGATTTTAATGTTTTAACTCCACCAACTGTTAGAAGGGATCAGGATATAATGAATGCCTTGAAGAATGGTCAATATAATGTTCGTATTTGTACTCAAAATATTGCAACTGGTGAAGTCAAAGAGGAGATAGTAAATCTTTTTGAAAATGTTAGTGCTACATTAGGAACAGATACCGAAGCTAATGCTGACAATTCTCAAACTGTTGAAAACAATACACAAGAAGGTAATTACTGTAAAACTTATACCTATGTAATTAATCCTGGTGATGTTGATGGTGGTGATAGTACAGAAACTTCTTATGATGCACATCTTGTCCATCCAAAAGCAGTCATGAGATATCAATTACTGCATGCACAGTTGGTCAATATATTAGTTCCACATAATGCTGAACTTACTGTGGGTGAAGTAATAAGATTAAATATTGAAAATATAACACAAGATGATAAAATAATTAAAGAATTTAATCAACATCGAAGTGGTTATTATTTAATTTTACATCTATGTCATTCATTTAGTACCTCAAATTCATTCACATCACTGACACTTGTAAGAGATGAATATGGATATGCTTCAAAACTAGGTGGGGTACAACAATGAGCGAAACAAATTTTATTGAACCTAATAAGAAATCAAAATGGGGACAGTCCGATGTACAAATGTGGATGGGAGTAGTCGTTTCTTTTGATGCACAAAAAGATCAAATTGAAAAAGGTTATGGTTGGAAATATAGGGTTCGTATTTTAGGTGATCATGCTGTAAATGAAACGGAAAATAAAGATGAAGATTTCAGTTATGCAACTTGTATATTGCCAACGACTGCTGGAACTGGCGCTGGATATAAATTAAGATCAGTCCGAATAAGTCAAGGAGATACAGTTTTTGGTATTCGTGGTGGTGGTGAAGGAGCACCTACGTTTATTTTAGGAACTTTACCTAGAACACGGGTTAGTGTTAAAAAAAGTAGTGGTAATTTTGCACAGTTATCAGGATTTTGGTCAGGTGGTGGTCTTAAACAGAATGATACTCTAAGTGGTGAGTTTAATGATCAAGTAGGACCTGCAACACCAGGTGTTACTCCACTTGATCCTAAACTATATAATAAATCAAATAGTGATAATCCATCAGGAAACATAGAACAATTAGGATATGATGTAAATCAGGATGGTGAAATTGATGATGTTGAGGCAAAGTTAACTCCTCCAAGAGTGGCTGGTGATAAGAATTGGGATGAAGGTGAACCAATTAATTCCGCACAACTTGAATTTATTTTATCAAATCAGGTTAAAGTTGAAATAAGAGAGGATGATTTGGAAAAACCACTTGTTGTTAATGGTCAAATTGTGGGATATGAACAAAAACCCACAGGTAGATTTGAAATGGTTAATTTGATGGAAAATGAAGAATCAACTGCCTATATAACAAAAGTATTAGATCAGGCAGTGACACAAAATATTGGAGGTATTGACAAAGACATTGCCAATGAGGTGCTTACTGAACTTAGAAATGGAAATCCACAACAAGCAAAGGAACTCATCTTTCCACCACCCCTCCCAACTAGCGACTAAATAATACTATGACTTCAATACCCGTAGCAGTATCATTAAAATGTACATCCACAGGCTCTGAGGGTGAAAAAATTGAAGGACCTTTAAATAGGTTCTTGAACAAAGCATCAGAGGGGTTAGGTGGCGCTTTTGATATGGTAGCTGAACTTGACACTGCTGTTAGTGAAATATCTGATGCTATGTCTGGTCTTACCAGTAAGATGAGTAATTTATTACAGAATAAACTAGGTGAGTTTGTTAATAGTGGTTTAACAGCAGCAAAGAATTTTATTTTCAACAAATTTTCTTTCAATCCCCTTGCTGCTATCGCTCAGAATAAAGCGTTTGCAAACGCAATGAAAGGTCCAGTAGAAGGATTAATGGGTGCTTTTGGATGTCTTGGCTCTACAATCAAGAAGGCATTAAAAGGTACAATTAAAAATCTACTTACAAACATGTTAAAGAATGGGTTCATTAATCCATTAGAGTGTGCTGTTGAGGACTTTATTGGAGCTATGACTTCTAAAGTATCAAGTATGATGGACTCTATCGTAGGTCCTCTTATTGGTCCGATTAATAGTATGTTTAGTATAATAGGTAAGGGGTTTGGATCTGTAAAGGGTTTTCTTGCTAAAGGTCTTAACATTCTAACTAAAGTTCAAGGTTTACTTAATTGTAAAGAGAGTGGAACTGAGTGTACCATACAAAATGAATATACACTTCATGGTGGATCAAAAAAACCCAACTCTGGTCCTAAATCACAAAGGAAAATTACAAAGGCCATTAATAAAATGGCAGATAAATTGCAAAATAATGAGGGCACTGGACTTGTCGGTAAAATGAACAAGAAAATTAAGAACTGGGATGGTGTAAAACGTATTGATCAATTTGAAGTACAAAAACTCTTGAATAAGTTTAAGGAGGATAATCCAAATGCAACTGATGATGAAATAAAAGCAGAAAAAGAAAGAATTGAGGATAGTCTACCAGAATTTACACCAGATTGTAATACAGGAAATATTTTTGATTGTGGATTACCAAGAATTGAATTCTTTGGTGGTGGAGGAGAAGGTGCAGTCGGTGATGTAATACTTGGAAACTTTGTTAATGAACTTGATA